CGACGCAAGAGTCTCCCCTACCCACCTAGGGTAGAGGAGGCTCCCACCTGGACCACGTGTCCGTTGGACCCACACCAGTGGCTGCAAAGCAGCCACGGGCTCGGAGCCGTCATAGTCGGCGGGAAGGGGCGGCAAGCCCTCTTTCCAGCGGCGGACGGCTCGGAGCACCCCCCGGTCGGACAGCTTGGCCACGCGCGTCTCGCGCGGGATCTGGAAGGCGAGGTCGAAGTACATGCTCACGCATGCGGCTTCGACTAACTCCTCCCTCGTCCCGACGGGAACGTAGGCGGCCTGGTTGACCGGCAGGGGGGGTGGGTCCTCGGGACCAAGGGCGACGAAGGTCCCGTCCCCGAAGAACGCGGCCAGGTCGTAGGACGACAGCTCGGAGGCCAGCTGCCAAGTGGGGTCTATGACCCCACGAAGCAGCGAAGGCATCGAGACGCCGTCTGACCTTGACAGGGCCCGGTAACGCAGCGCACGCGCCGCTTTCCCGGGGCCCCCTGGCAAGGGAAGACCTGAGCCCCCTTCTCGGAGGCGGAGACCGTTAGTCAGCCCTAGCCGGGACGCGAACGCGTACAGGTCGACCCTCTTCTTGAGGAAATCGGCCAAAGCGCGCTCGCCGCCCGGGTGACTCCCCCAGATCGCGTCGACAGCGAAGAGCATCTTCAGATTGAGCGAGAGCGCCAGCCGGGGGATGTCCCTAAACGTCTCCGGGAGCTCCGGGCGAACGAGGCCACGGAGGGGAATCGCGCCAAGGCGCGACCCCCCGACGACCTCGGCATCGCCCGAGAACTCGAAGAGGCGTTCTAGGAACACCCCCCGGAGGGCGGGTCCCGAACAAGAGAAGTGCTTCCCTGCCGACGCGGACCCACCGCAGGAGGTGACCAGCGCGTTGTACTCGGCCTCGACCTCCGGGAGCCCGACGAAGAGCGCATCGTCCCCGCAGATCATAAATCTGTTGAGGGCGTGTGCTCTCGCGAGCCCCAGTCGTCGACGCTGGGCAACGCGCCCGATCGACTCCCTGAACCACCAAAGGTGGATCAGGGAGAGGATCGCCCACGTCGTCGGGAGGCCCATAAGGACCCCCCGGGAAGTGGTGATCACCTCCCCGGTGGCGTAGCTGACGAGCTGCGGGCCCGTAAGGACCCGCAGAGCGTCAAGCTCCGCTGGGGGGAGGCGCCCGGAATCGCCCAAGCCTTCGACCACGCTCGAGATGAGGTCGAGGGGGAGGAGGTCCGAGGCACGCGTGAGGTCCGACGAGAGGCATACGCCCCTCGCGGCCCCAACGAAGTGCCCGACCAACTCCCCGTCGTCCACGCCCGCAAGCGGGGAAGAAGACGAGGGGTCCCGGCGGAGTCCTGCAAGCAAACGCTTGCGGACCACGTGGCCTAGGAAGTGCAACCCCGCAGGAGCCTTAGTGATGACGCGGGTCTTAAGCCCTCGCTCCGCGAGCGCGATCGCACCGCTAGCCGGAAGGCCGGCGGCGACGAGGTCGCGCCCGTGGAGAAAGAGCGAGAGATCCCGCTCCACCACAGAGACGTCCTGCGGGGGTAGGGAGGAGTAGAGGGACGCGCAGGCCGCCTGCGCCTCGGGGTGAAAACCGAGGTCCAAGGCGAACCCCCGAACCCCCCCAGCCTTTACGCCGCGCTCAGCGCAGGCGGAAAGGGAGGGGAGGCCGGGAGCCGCCATGCGGTCCGCGCGCCCCAAATACCTCCGACCCCACCCGGACGCAAACGCCCTCGCCTTAGCGAGCAAGGGCGCCGGCGTCCGGAAAGCACTCGACAGGTCAGCCCGGTGCGTCGCGAGGGCCTTATCACAGGCCTCACGCGTCGCACGGGGCAGAGATCGGCCCAAGAAGGAGTATTGGGCCTGCGTCCGGTTCCCGCCGCGGCAGACCCAGGACTGTCTAAACAGTCCGGACTGCTGCTTCAGGAACTGGAGCGCAGGCTCGACACCCATCTTGAGCTGAGACTCGAACTCGCGTTCGAGCCTGTCTGGGAGGCTCCCCGAACCTAGACCAGCGGCCCTTCTGGCCGCGGACAGGGACTCTCGCCCATGGGCGGCCCTATCCACAGCAGCGGGTCGTGCCCTTCGCTCGCGGCGCTTGCGCCGAGCGGGGGGGACCTCCGCGCTGCGGATAGGAGCGGGCCCCGAAGCCGAGCAATGCTCAGGCCTTGGGGCGCGCCGCTGCCGCCCAAGGGAGGGAAGTCCTCGTCCGCAGCCGGGGACGCCGGCTGGGGGCGGGGGGGACTCAACGGCCGCCAGGCGATGCTGCACCGCCCTCCCCCAGCTGAGACAGATTCGGCGCGGGTCCCCTCTTGACAGGGGGGTTCCGGACTGAATCTTGGACTCGTTGGAGCAGGTAGGGTGCAGCCGTCAGTCTGACGGCCGGGGAACGACCCTTGCTAGGGGTCGGTCCGCGTCGGTGGGGACCTCTTCGAGGCCTGCCCCCCCTGACTAGGGGGCGGCAACTCCG